TCAACCCACCCCATAATGCGTTGCATTTCTGGACTAAGTTGATCTAGGTTCGCCTTTGTAGGCTTCAGTATGCCGTTCTCGGTCATACCAGCAGCTTCTAATTGAGATGGTAGCAAAGTAAATGGATCAGCCTGTCGCATTTCCTCAAGGGTCATACCTGCTGTTTTTTCCAGCATCTCGTTACGTGTTCTTTCTTGGTCAGCAATAGTGCGGCGATTTGCGTCACGTTGTTGCCACGTATCAGTGCTTGCCATCGGGCCACGTGAACCAGTCATAGCTGCCATCCACGCCTGCATTTCTTGCGGCGTTTGTGCCAATCTAGAAGCACGATCCGCAATCTCTTCTTCAGACATGCGCTTCTCATTAAAAGCGCGCTGTAATTCGTTTAATGATCTGGCTTTCTCAAATTGACCATCTTGAATGGCCTTAGCGATTTGTTGAGGAACCGTTAAAATACGCTCTTCGGGTTCTTCCTGTGGAGTAAACTGTGACCATTCTCCTTTACGAGTCTGGTAAAAGATATCATCAGCAAACCCAGGGGGCAGACCAGGAACATCAGCGCCAGTCGCGAATCTTCCCTGTGGCTCTTCATAAGCAAACCCTTCAGTCTGAGCATAATTAGAAACATATTTATTGATCGCTTCAGCACTCGTTGTATCAGCAGCGCCATATCCCATAGAATCTAATTCCCTGCCTAATGCTTTCATCTTGGGGTTTTCGGATAAAGCCAATGGTCTGTGACGACCTGATGGCAACATTTCCACAAAGACATTCTCGCCTGTGTTTATATTTGATATTACCCTAACCCTATCGGTTCCTTGAATTGGCTTAGGTGTCTCAGAATATTGCCTCTGTATAGATTCCATCTCGTTCTGCCGTATTTCGTCAATACCTGGAACTTGATATAGAACCATGTTACCCTCTATACCTACAACCTTAGTCCCTGGTTGTATTACATTCAGGTAGTTCTCATAGAGTTGTTCTTGTTCGCGTTGTTCTTCTTTAGATGCCATTGCGCTTACCTCCCCATTTATCGAGGAATCCATCGACTCCCAGTTTATCTAGCTGTTGCTGACGGAAGTCCGCATTGTTTTTCACAGCATTACGCCAGTCCTGTATGTTACCTTTCTTGTAACTGAACTCTACTGGCGTAGCTTTCAGTGCCTGTTTCTTCGCTTTAAATATCTCAGTACCCACTTTCGTGGAAACATCAAACAATATATTCCCTGTATCTGCCATCTTTATCCTCCGAAAGCTGTATTAGGCATAGGTGCTTCTGGGTTAGGCCCTCTTTGTCTTACAATTGCATCGGGACTATCCACGAAAGGTTGACCAGGTGCGCCTGACGGACTCATAGACATGTCCTGTGGACTCGCTTCTGCTCCCGCCATACCCATTGTTCTGTCAAGATTCTGCTGATCCAGAGCCATTTGCCTCTGATCTGCCATCTCATTAAACCCTTCTTCTCGCAGAGCGTTAATTACGCCCTGCTCAATAACAGCAGGATCCTTGTAAATCATATCTCTTAACACACCCTTACGAATCGTCGTAGGATCTTCGTATCTTCGTATCTTGTAATACGTTTCGGTATCAATCAGCCCTCGCTCAAGTTCACTCATCGCCATTTGCGCTTCCTGTTGTGCAACAACTGCGTCTATCTGCTCGAACTTAGCCTCAACATAGAAGTTTTCTTCCATATCCCTGATATTAAGCACGTTAGCACCAACGCCTATGGACTGGTAATCTTCCCCATACTCTTTATTCAGCCTGTATAACAGCTTCAATATGTTAGAACCAGCTATAGAATACAGGTGTTCCATCTCCATAATGGCTGCACGGAAGGTTCTGTTACTGTTTTCCGACAGTATAATCATACCAGTAGCGGTATCTATCTCAGGAACTCCATGTCCTGCAACCATTCTGGAGTAAGTTGTTCTTTCAATTGTATTAGCAAGTTCAGCCTTATGCTGAAAGGACTGCCCTGGGAGCTGTGGAATCTTTTCTATCCACCAGTCTGACTCTTCTCCCTGAAGTATCTGTCCTGAAAGCTGTTCAGCTCCCTCACCTGTATCATGCCTATACCCAAGTCGGGCATATGCGGCTCTCATCAGCAGAGCATGGTGTCCAACAGCAGCCTGGTTGTGCATTGTAAGTGTTGGTAATGCACGATACATGATTCCCTGCCTGATCCACCACTTAACATTGAACTCTTCACCTGCGGGAGTAATAGCAGAACCACCAAATGCGTGTGCAAATGGCTGGATTCCCCACCCATTAGGCTCAACATAGATCATTCCACCGTCTTTTAGTCGCATTGCGTGCCATCTGGCAGTCCACCACTCCTCAACTTCTATGTCATCATAGGGATCATAGTCTCTCATATCAAAAGATATAGCTGATCCTGCCCTTGAACTACCATAAGCCCTGTTTCTGGACTTAGTCTGGTTCAATTTTGTCTCGCTATGTGCGTGTAAGTCGTATGCTTTCATAGTTCTGCGCCAAATAGCGACTGGTGGGGTCTTCTCAGTAGGAGCCATAAGCACTTCACCAGGTGCAGGTACTACTAATCGTATAGGATTCCAGGTATTTCGGCGTGACATGTACTCCCATTCACGCCAGTCGAAGTCTGCATTGCTCTCACCACGCTTTTTCTCTGGTTTATGCAGGGATTCGTGGTCTAAAAGTACACCTAACTGTGTATAGTTATGTAAGACGAGCTGCTTTCCATTTTCCTTAGTAGCGAAGTTGGGTGCAGCAGAGAACGCATCCTGAAAAACAGTGTGTAAACCCTTCTCTAATCGGTTCGCTCGGTCATCAGACTCCTGTGTAGCCCGTACTGGCGGCCTTACAAACCGTGGTTCAAAGGCTAAATGGGCATCAACAGCGTTATCAACGAGTGAAACCTCAAGTCCAGAGTGGTAATTTGGCCTATTCCTAGGCACATCGGGGTTTCTTCTGTAGTAATCATCCCATATATCAGCAGTTTGTGTGTAATGGGAAGAGAGAATCTTCATATCTTCCAGCGCTTCACGCCAGACATCATCCATGTAATCGGAGTAATTCCTGAAACTATCCTCATCAGGCTTTTCCCGTGGGTCTATAGGCATCGTACCCCCCTATTCAAAACGCGGTTGGAACCGAAGTCCTCATTCCACGCAGTCTTCTTGTGCCGAAATTAGCAAATTTTCTCATTTGCCAGGCTATAGCATACGCCATAACCCTATCATCATATCCACCTTTCGACGCTTGGGGCCTGCCTGCTTCATTACGAATAAAGGAAAGCATTTCGGTGATACCTTCTCTGCATCGTAGCACAATCAATCTATTTCGTATAGCATCTGCAAATTCTGCAAGCATTACAGGTCGGGTTCTCCCATCCGTCTGCCATCCAGGAACCTGTTCACTACCAGATGCGCGGTCATGGTAATAAAGCTTCCCCCTGCAAGAACAATCACTCAGGAGGTCAACCACCTTATCAACAACCACAACTGCATCGCCGTCACGTTCTTGTCCCTCACCCGCCCTTTCGAGGCCGAGATAAGCATGGTTATACATTTCATGTAAATCCATAATCTCACGTGCCATCTCATCAGGGTGTAATCTACCATGTAACTCAGCCATCTGTACACCAGTCTGGTAATCAATTACAGTCGCAACATTATAACTGCCAGTCCTACCCCAAGCCGTGTCCGCACCAATAATGTACCTTCCAACAGTATTAGGATACTGCCATATGGATATCAAACCCCTCAATCTCTCACGCGGATCTTCCGTATCCTCATACATCTCCTGCAATACATCAACATCAAAGAAAGCCCTAGTCCTGGGTGGCGCTAACGCCTCAGCTTCACTCTTGGGATTCTCCTTCTCAAACCTGGCGATGTCCGTACTCAAATCCAACGCACTCTGATACGTGTGTTCAGTGCGATTGGGTCTTTCAAAATATCCAAAGAAAACCCGATTGTCGGATTGCTGGTACAACTGCCTGAAAGGACTATCTACAACATCTGGATTAGCAGTAGATACCAGAAACATCTTCCCACCAGAATCCTGAATCAATGGCAACAACGCATTATACGACGCCTCAAACTCAGCATGGAAATCACACTCATCCATCAATATCTCTGTACCAGTATAACTACGACCAGCCTTACTAGTAGCAGGAAACGCACTGATATTCCCACCACCCTTAAATGTCATAGTACTAGCATTATCCGTAGCTATCGGAACCTGCAAATGCTCAGGTAAATGCTCATATATAAAACGACAATCACTTATAACCTTCATCGCCTCCCGCTCCCCCTGACTAATCACAGCAAGAAACGCCCCCTCATGATACATAGCCTGCCACAAAAACCTAGCCTCATAATAAGAAGTAATACCTAACTTCCTAGCCTTTATCATAGGCAACATACCACCAGGTACTACTCCATCAATTGCTCCATGCAACGCCTCTATGTGTTGCCAGTATTCAAACTGCGCAGAACCCCTACCACTAGGTGGCGGGTCGGGTATCCTCACAAATTGCAGGAACTCCCACAAATCACGGGAAACTAACTCCCTCTCTATGTCCGCTAGCGTAACTGTCTCTGTCATATTGTTTTACTCCTCGATTCTGGAAAGATAGGCCGCGTTTTTTAACAACACCAGGGGTATTGAACGCCCGTGGCTAGAAGGCAAGTCGGTCAGGCTCGCTACTAAAACGCGCGCGCCTGGCTAAAGATCCCTGGGCGCGCACCCGTTCCATTCTCTCAATTTTCTATCACTGTACCGTCTACTGTCTTAGCTTGTCTCAGCATTGTCCGCAAATCATCCACTGAGAAACTACGCAAGTCTACCACTGTCACCGATGTATCTATTGATTGATTGTAGTCAGATTCTAACTTGGATAGTTCAACAATCGCGGAAATCCGATCGCGGTCTCTGGTAGCGTTTCGGATTATCTCCGATAGTGTGACGCGCCTATCGTGTGCATCCATTATCAAGCCACTCTGTTCAGCTCTCTCTAATGCTCGCTGCTGCAATTCTAAGATCCTTTGCATTACCTTAGTATTCTGCGTGGCTAACTTGCTGGCATTGGTGGTGATACTCTTACTAACATTTTGATAACCATATGCTGACATGAATGCTGCTGTTTGATTCATGCCCTCAATGGCTACATTCCGACAAAATTGTTCTTGTTTACTAGTTAATTTACCCATAACCCGAACCTATCACAGCTACTATCCAGTAGTCAATTTACACTTCAACATTGCATATACACCTTGAAACCCTAAATGTTGAAAAGGTGTATTAGCTATTAGATAGCTATCTCTATTAGCTAACTATTATTAGATACTCTTTAGAGTATCTAATAGCTACTATAGCTACTAGTTAGCTATCTATAGTTACTATGTAGCTAAACTACACTATCCCTATCTGGTATGCACATTATTAGCACAGCATATGGCATACCATCGCAATTATTGCCATCGTTACAGTTTTTTCTGTGGATTTTGCCAAGATTGCCAGACAATAACCCTTTGATTTTTAAATCAGGCATGAAATAGGGATTGCAATACTCTTTCATTCTGTTATTCTTACATTATCCAAATTATGAAAGTGAGGTTGAATTATGGAAAAAATTATAGCCACTAAAGAAAACAGGGGCTCAATCAGGATCTGGTTAGAGGAGAGTATCAACAATAGGTATCTGTCAGATAATGGATTTGTTAAAGGTTCAAGGTTTGATCTGGCAATTGAAGTAAAGACCGTCAGCATGGGATGGGCTGTAGATAAACGTATAGCGTTGACGTTAAACGAAAACGGCAGACATAAGGTCTCAGGCAAGGGTCCCAGATCAATAATAGACATCGTGCGGAAAGCTGAGAAACTACCAATCTTTGTAAATCCTAGATTTAAAGATAGTTTCAAGTTAATGGCTGATCCTGATAGATCAGGGACATTGCTATTAATTTCGATTGATGGGGAGAAATCATTAAACGATTTACCTAGATAAAATTGATATAACTATACTAGCCTATAACTAAAAACCTGGATCAGTTATGGGCTAGCTTGGTTATATGAATAACCAAATACAAATACGAAAAGAGGCACACACAATGGAAATTCGAATCAACCATTATGGCGATGATATTTGGAAGTCTAGAAAAC